TGCTGAATCATATCAATTATATAATCATCTAGAGGATTTGTTTTTGTTGTTTGAAAGAGTACATGTGGTATTTTTCCCATGTCACACTCTAAATACATACCGGATAGGTTTTTAAATCTATAAACGCAAAGCCTCTTCAGAGGTTAAATAGTGTCTATTGTAAGGATCAAATAAGAGAAAAGTTAAAATATTGCGGACCATTCTTTACAAGAATAAGTACTTTATCGTTATTAATACAACCGGAATTGCGACGATTGTGATTAAGCTCTACAAAAAATACAGTTTGAAACTCATGTAGAACATCCTTGAGTTCAATATAAAACCATTCCTCATCAAACCCTTTACGAATATCTTCAATAATAATTATACCACCAGGTTTGAGATAGTTTAGACCACATTTAATAATACGTATCATATCGTTAAAAATATGACTTGAATCATCAAGTATACAATCAAATAAGACGCCTGTATTCTTTAGAGGCTGTATAATATCAACCTCATTAAGAACATCCATACTATTTACGTGTATACGTTGTTTATTTGAATACTTGGTATTCCAGGCATCAAGCCAATGTGAAAATTTTTCAAATCCATAAATCTCTGCCTCGGGGAAGTACTCTTCCCACATAAGCAAAGAGTGTCCTTCAGCAACGCCAATTTCGCAAAAGTTTAGAGGCTCATTGCGTAATTTTCGAAAAAGAGAATCGTACAGTAATGAATAAGGATGGCAATGATGAAATTGATTGTAACTAATATTTTCTCTTTGGGATGATTTATCAACGTTGTATTTCTTTCCTATATAGCATAATTCACCTGCAGAATCCTTATAATGAATTGTTATAGATGGTATTGTAGAGGTTTTCGCAAACGGCACAAGACTACCATTGGATGTAATACCGTCATTTGTTCTTATAGATGTATACTCAGTAAATGTTTTATTAAATGATAGTCTATGAATCAAACCACTCCAAGAGGCATTAATTGTAAAATCGTCAAGCCATTCATAAACACCATTTGTCCACGGTGTTAATAGAATACCACTTTTATCAAAAAAAATAGACAAATGACCCCATGAATAGTATTTACCTATAACTTGACTCATACTTCAATACATATAAAAGTTTATATGTGTTTAAATAAGATATATAATATTTCAAGGCTTGTAAAAGTATACACCAGTATAATCAATAGGAATTAATTTAATATCTGGTTTATCTGCTAAAAACTCATCCGTCGCCTTTCGTGCCCCCCTCCAGTGTCCGTAATCATCAATAATAATTATACCACCTGAACTTACAAAAGGGTAAAAGTTGTCTAGTTCAAACTTTGTAGAATCGTAAAAATCAGTATCTAAACGCAACAATGCAATTGCTTTAGGAAATTCGGTTGTTTTCATAATATCGCCGACGTGATAATGTATATAATCAGACCAATAACTGATTTTGCCGACATTTGTTTTCACCGTATCTAGAGATACATCACATGCAATGTCTGGAATATGTTTGACAACGATATTGTAATGCGCTTCATTGTATAATTGAACGTCGTGTTCTGTAGCTGGTGTCATACCTTCAAATGTATCATAGAGGCGGACATGTCGTTTTTCTCCGTTAGCATTGAGTGTCATTAACATTGACATAATACTGCCACCCTTACATACACCAATTTCAATAATATCACCAGGAATCTTATTCTTAAGAACTTCATTCACACATTGTATATTATTATTAATACGCTCGGGTGAAAGCCAAGTATAAGGTTGTACTAAATTCCATACATAATTATTAAACTTATTTACTTTAATACAAAATCCAACACAGCCATCCATAGCTTTTGCCAAAATAGATTGATTATGTGTATCGCAAAATTCATTTACCGCTTTTTCTACACCGAAATACCATATAGTTTTCGTTTTTGCAAAATTTGTTCCATAATCGTGACCCATAATGTATCCACCGTGCTTAATTTTCTTGAAAGCTGCCTCTAAATCCTTTTTACATCCTTCGTAGTCATGATCTCCATCGATATAAATAATATCATAGGTACTATCCTCTTTACTTTCTAAATATGTAGACGAATCGGATCTGTATAAATTTACATTGGAGACATCCTTGTATTTTTCAGTCAAGTCTGTAAACGATTGTGCTAAATTATGCCATATAACATTATTTCCGTCTTGGTCTCCACTTGCAGCTGCGCCATCAAATAAATCAACACCTTCGATTGAACCAAGCGAACAATTGTTAACAATAAAATCAAAAAATTCACCTTTAAATATGCCAATTTCTAAAATCTTTGGCTTATCTATAACCTTACAATAATGTAGTAACATATCATTACGATTGTCGAATAGTATAGGCTCAGATTTTACAAACACCACAAAATTATCCTCTGTATGCTTCATAGTCCCCTTATGTACGAAGACCGATTCAACATTTGTAAATCCCAAATCTTTGTGTAAATTAGCAAAATTATCAATACGTGAAATATGTATATCTTCAATAATATATAATCCACCAGGCTTGACTAATTTCCATAATGTTTTAAATGAAGTCACCATATGTTCTTCTATATGAGATCCATCATCAAGAATAACATCCGCATACGGTTGTATTTTTTTAACATTCTCAATAAGTTGATTGAGTGAATCAACATTACTTTGATCGGTTTTAATGGTTGTAATACGTTCGTCAGTAAATAATGTAGACTCATCGATATCACAGCCCACAATCTGTGCTTTCGGGCAATAATCACGCCACATGCGTAAACTGGCGCCTGGTATATAGTCACTTGATTTTACAACACGTGACATTAAACGATAATTTCCTATACCTATTTCTAAAAATAATCCAATATTATTACGTCTTTCATTAAGTAGCGCATGATATTTTGGTGTATAGGAATGTATACCATATACAGGAGTCTTATCAACAAGATATTTTTCTCCCAATTCGCATAAAGTATACATCGTCTTAAGTTCCCCTTTACCATATATAACATCCCCTTTACGAACAGATACATACTCCGTGTAGGAAGAATTAAATCGAATAATATGTGAGTAAATAGACCAATTTGCCTCAACTGTAAATTCGTCGAGCCATTTACATACACCTTTGCTCCATGTCGTTTGTATTGTTGTATCACTTGTAAATGTAATAGTGCCACTTCCCCATGTATAGATATTATCAAGAATAGTTGGAATAGAGAATATTTTTGGCTCTTTTAATAGATTAGTATAATGATTGAGAAGGTGTGTTACATGGCTCGTCATTCGATTTTTCTTATGAATTGCGTTTCCAATCGGCCAGACAAAATGGCATAGAATTATATCGGTTGGGGCGGATGGTGGTGGTGGCGGATGGGTACAATAAATAAGCCCATACTTATCTAATAGGGTTGTATCTTGCCCCCCTCGCGAAATACATTGATAATTTAGAAACGGTTGATCGCCAGGACCAGGCATACCACGTCCTGATGCTCTTAGATCATTAATTTGAATTGTAATATCATTAAATAAAATCTTTGTCTTATCTGTATTCTTAAACAATAATATACCACCATTCATACCAACGGTATTTTTATCGATTGTATTAAAATCGAAGAACCAGCCTCCGTGATATTCATGTTCTATAGTTCCCTCAGACATAGCGTATATACGGTCTTCAATAGTAAGATTAAATAATGTTGTTAGCTCATTTTGGACTATAATATCTGTATCCAGATACAAAATAGTATCATATTGGTTAATGTTTTCATAGTCAAAGATATAATAACGGGCATAACAAGACCGAATGGCAAGATCAAGGTCAGCACCGTTAATATCATAGAATTTCATATGAATAGGAATATTTAGTGTGTTTGAAATATCTTGAATGAGTGGCTCTAAGTCTTTATTCGTTAAGACTAAAAAGTCTATTGTCTCTGTGGATGAATATAATTTTACGGTTGTCATCAAAATTCGTAACAACTCTACATAGTCGTTGTTTCCAAATACGCAAAAATATACTAGATTCTTATTCATATAATATATTGAATTGTTTTATATTAATAATCTTTATCTACCGCGATTAAGTGAATCGGGAAAGTCTTCTCCGATTTTCGTTCATATAAACAAAATTATTTATACTTCACTGTAAATGATATATTTCTTAGTTACAACCTGTATTTATAATGATTGCCCCATTCGTAAAGAACGCTATCTCAATAGTATTTGTAAGTTAAAAGAAGTCGTTCAAACTCTAAATCTTCCATCATCAAAAATTATCATTATTGAAAATAATGGTAAGCGCCCAACATATCTTGATAATCTAGACTGTGAAGTCTATTATACGAACAACAATTCTTTGCCTATAAAGAATATAGGACATAAAGAACTAATGGATGTTCTTGATTGTATAGAACATTACGGCATTCAAATGGATGATTTTATTGTAAAAATGACTGGTCGTTATATATTTGATGATGATAGTGAATTTCTGAAATCTCTAACAAGAGTTGATAGATACGATTGTATTATACGGTATGGTCCTTATTTTGATGAAAAACAATCGAACGGTATTATAATCCCCTTTGATTGTATTACAGGTTTGATTGGTATGAGATGCCGGTATATTCGGCAGATAGAAAAACCCACTGAAAAGGAATGGATAGAATGGAAGTGGGGCAAGGCATCCTCTTTGATTCCAGAGACTAGAATATGTAAGTTGACTACCCTAGGTATTTACATATGCCCGCAAAATTTTAATTACTTTCTGGTATAATGGGTTTTAAGTAATTAGATAGCTCTTCGTATGATGAATAACAGGTACGTGTACGTATTCCAGTACATATAGTATCAAAGGCACTTCCTATATCAATATAAATAGCATTTGGATATAGTTTATGTAGTGCTGTTACTAAGTATTTTGCCCCCATACCAGCCGAACATAAAATCATAGTATTCGTATCGTTCTCAATCTTCTCTTTGATAGAATTGAAAACAGTCTCAAATTCATTATCAAACCAGTTTGAAGGATGGACTTCAATGTGATGGTCGATATTAAATATCTCTTTCGATTTATACATCTTAGGATTTGCTATATATATCTTACGACGAGTCGATTCCTTTATTGCTTTGTACAACTCTAATTTTTCTGAAGATTGCTGTTGAATGGGTGTGTCATTATCAATTATTACAGTATGATAATCCACCCAGTTTACAGGTGCTGACCCACTTGGTAGTACACTTTCAAAAAACGATTTAGGGGCACAGTAGTCCCACGATTTGACTCCTACCATAGTATTCTTCTGTTGACTATTATATATAAAGGATTCAATCACCTTCTCACCTAAATTCCTTGTATAAGGTGTTCCATCACAATTGCCGCCATTATAAAAATTGGCTGCAAAATGTTCTCCGTCCCCATATTTTACAAACATACATGGTGCGGAATCCCGAATATATCTTGTAAGTATTGATGTAGAAGACATTATAGACTCTATTACCTTTTTGTATTTTAAATAGCCTGTAATCGCGTTATTTCTTATGTATTTTATTGTTTTAAAATATAAGAAATGTCTAAAAATTTAGTGTATATTAGTATTTTTTGTGATATAAATTATTTAGAGTTTTTTAAGTTATTTATTCTGAGTATAAAACTTTTTTCTAAAACAGATACATTTAATTTATTAATTCTAACAACTCCCGATTTTCAAACACCTATTCTATCCATCACGGACCGGTTAGATATACCGGTCAAATTCAAATATTTAGAATGTACTACACCAGAGCAGGCATCAAGTGCACGGCTTCGTATTTTCGAATACGAAGAGATTGATAACTATGAGAAATTATTATATCTTGATATCGATATATTAATACAGCAAGATATAACAACACTGTTTAATTTTGATATGAAAGACAAATTGTATGCGTTAAGGGAGGGATATACTATTCGTTCTAGCGCACACGGTGGATGGTTTTTCGATTTTACAAAGATTAGCCAATCTATTTTTGGATTTAATGCGGGTGTTTTACTGTTTCAAAATACTCAAAGTATGAAGATCTTATTCAAAGATACACTATTGCATATGAAAACTATTAAAGAAAAGAATGGACCAATGCCTCAATGTTGGGAACAACCCTTTATTAACTATCACACGATCAAAAATAATTTACATAATACAGACTTTCTTGTGGATTACGTTAATCTAACGTATTTTATAACAAGTAAACCTATATCACCAACAGAAAATAAAAAAATAATATTTAACCATTTCTATTACAAAGATAAAATAATTTATATGAAATTACATATGACGCATTTATTAACTTATTTTATTAATACACATACTTCGTATGATAAAAATATCAATGATATAATAAATAAACATTATAGTTATTTATCTATTCAGTCGAGTGATACTGTTATTGAAACAGAGCAACGCTTAACCAATAAAAATTTAGTGTATATTAGTATTTTTTGTGATAAAAATTACATAGAGTTTTTTGAGTTATTTATTCTGAGTATGAAACTTTTTTCTAAAACAAATACATTTGACTTATTAATCCTAACAACTCCTGATTTTCAAACACCTATCCTATCCATCACGGACCGGTTAGATATACCGGTCAAATTCAAATATTTAGAATGTACTACACCAGAGCAGGCATCAAGTGCACGGCTTCGTATTTTCGAATACGAAGAGATTGATAACTATAATAAACTCTTGTATCTTGATACGGATATATTAATACAACAAGATTTGACACGGTTTTTTACATATAATATTGAAGATAAATTATACGCCGCTGCTGATGGATGTAGCATTTGGCATCAAACGCACGGCTCGTGGTTCTTTGATTTTGAAAAAATAGATAAATCTACACCAGGATTTAATGCGGGAGTTTTGCTATTTCAAAATACTCAAACGATGAAGACCTTATTTAGTAATATACTCTCGCATATGGTTGATGTTCGAACGAAGATGGGGCGAATGCCTCCAGCTTGGGAACAACCATTTATAAATTATAACGCAATTCACTCAAACATACATAGTTTTAACTACATGAATGATTCTGTTTGTTTAACGATGTATCCAGATGATAGTAAAGCAACATATATGCCACGAACACCAGCCTCACCGTCTACTAATACACAAATTATAGTACATCATTTTCTAAATTCATTCAAACTTCATTTTATGAAGATACACATAAATCATTTACTACAGTGTTGTGTAGATATGTCAGTCGCCCAGACTCCATCAATCGACAATATTATGTATAAACAATATACTTGGGAGAAGACTGGACGTATTATATTTCATAAAGACAATGTTATTATAACCACATGGGGTAGAGGCACATACAGCTTATTCAATAACTATGTAGTAAAAGCAACATGGAATAATTATAATCATATTTTAATATTTAATTCTACCTATGAAAAGTATACATCCATTCATTACAATAGTATCAAAATTCAAAATGGAGTCATAGATCGGTCGTTGAAAGATACGATTCCCAAAGAAGTCTCTATGGGAACGCGTAATCTAGTTTATTTTTGCGCTTTTCATAACAAAGGCTACCTCGATTTATTACGCATTCTATTATCAGGTGTAAAACTCTTTTCAACGATTGACAATATTGATTTTTTAGTTCTCACAGATGAAGAGTTTTTACCAACCGTGTCGGATATTTCGGTAAGTCTCGATATACCAATCAAAACACAGATCTTTAATTTTAAAACGCAACACGAAGCGGGATGCGCTCGCCTCTTTATTTTTAATTACAAAGATATTGATAATTATAATAAGATTTTATATCTTGATACAGATATTAGCGTTCAAAATGATATTTCACAAGTCTTTAATGTGCCTATAGAAGATAATGTATATGCCGTACAGGAGTATGATATAAATGGAGAAGGACACGGTGCATGGTTTTTCGATTTTAAGACAATGTCTCCATCTACGCCTGCCATAAACTCTGGTATACTATTATTTCAAAATACACAGAAAATACGGAAAATATTCTTTAACATCAACAAACATATCGCTAATCTGAAGGTAACCGGCTCACTTTTACCTAACTGTATGGACCAATCGTTCATTGTTTACCATTTATTCACCAATAAAGCAGTTGATAATCAACTTATGAAAAAGTATGCATATTTATCCGAACACAATCCTCCACCATTTCCGTCTGCGCCAACCGACCTCACATTCGTACATTTTGTATGGCCGATCGGAAATACATATCATAAAATGATGCGTATGATCGAACATAGCAAAAACACATTCAATAAATATACAACACTTAAATATAATCTAGAACCTTATCTACTAAAAGATATTCTGAATAAACAATATAAGTGGGGAACTGGGATAGGAACAATTCAGTTTACATATGAGAATGTATTAGTAACATCTTGGGGTTTAGGGGTTTATAAACAACTTGATAAACATACTGTAGAAGTATCATGGCGCGGACGCGATTATATTTTGAAAATGAATACATCCTTTACTTTATTCAACGGGTGGGATAAACAGTCACTTAATATAACACGGGGTGTGCTTGTTGAGGGGTAAAGGGTGGGGTCTTAGGCGGGGTCATCGGACTCCAAGAATCCAATAGCATTTTGATATTTTATATCGTAAATGCTATAGAAAAAACAGCGGAGACCCCCAAAAATACCCCGGCAGCGCCGCGATTTATTTTGGATTCCCTAGGTAGGACAATGAAACCTCAGCTGCCAGAATGCCTATGTGCGCTGTTGCCTGATGATGTCCTTGGCGTTATCAACTCATTTGTACCCCATTTGCCAAAGCCAAAAAAGAATAAACGTAAGGGCTCAATAGACTCGACTGCCTCATCTGTATCACTCTCGCCAAATGCGGAACGGGATTTACGTATGATACAACGGCGTGCTCTCAAGGGAATGGATGCGATGTTTATGCGAGACTTAGAGGATTTTGTACTTTATTAACTGTCTTTTATAAAATAGACTTTGTGATATTATATAACAAAGTTTATTTAGATTATTAGACCGCGTATCTAAAACTTAGGCTTTACCCAATACCATAAGTTTCCTATTGACTTAAAATTTGGCAAGAGTTCTTCTACTGCCCGCTCA